TAGATTATATGCAAGGATTTAAACAATTGATTTGTCCTGAATGTAGATTATTGACAGGATATTTTACAAAAGATAATTGGTTCTATTGTCCGAATTGTAAAAAAGTTTTTAAATTAAAAAATAAGAAAAAAATATATGTTCAAAGTTCATGATATTTTTAAGAGCTTTCAAGGTGAAGGAATAGATATTGGAATGCCAATGATTTTTATTAGATTTGCTGGCTGTAATTTACATTGTGCTTGGTGTGATACTACTTATGCAAGCCGAGAAGGGTCAAAATTTAAGCAAATAGGATTACCAGAAATATTAGAAGAAGTAGATAAATTTTCAGGTGTGAAAGGTATTACTTTAACAGGAGGAGAGCCTTTTGTTCAGGATATGGAATTGATAGACGCATTGATTTATGAATTGGCAGGAAGAGGATTTTTTGTCAATATAGAAACTAATGGAACAATTTTTCCTAAACTAAAAGTAAGTAGCAAATTAGTGGATAGATTTAGTATTTCTCCAAAGTTACAATCTTCTAAAAATGAATATACTGTAAATTTAACTGTTTTAGAAAAGTATATTAAAACATATAAACATAAAATGTTTTTGAAATTTGTTATTAGTAATCAAGCAGATTATAATGAATTATCTTCTGTATTACATCGTTTAGAAGGATTGCGAGGAACAGAAATTCCAATAGTACTCCAACCGAATGTCAATCCAACAAAAGCAGAAAGTATAGATAATCAAATAAAAGCGTTTAAAGAAGTTTTAAAAATAGTAACTAAAAATAATCATACTGAATTGATTAGAAAATTCAATATAAGGATTATTCCACAGTTTCACAAAATATTATGGAAAAACAAAAAAGGAGTATGAACTTATCAATAAAATGTTCTTTAATTATTATGATTTTTAGTGGTTTATATATATGTTATCATTGTGCTGTATTACAAGGTGTTTTAAAAGAAAGAGCATCTAAGAATTGCGTGGGAGCTGATGAGATAACAAGATGGGAGAATACTTTAAATATAGCTGAAGCTATTTGTGTAGATGTTCAACAAAATCAATTAGATGAGATAAAAAGAATTTATGAAACCCGAGCAACTGAAGCAGAGGCGGAAGCTGAGAAGTGGAAAGGATATTATAATTGGCAAAAAAAAGAATTAAATAATTTAAAAAACAACCAACAACAATGAAGAATCAAAAAATTCTAACTTTTCTGAGGGAGAGTAATTTAATAGAAGGAGTAGGAGAGGAGGGGTTAAAAGACAGTATAAAGGCGTTTGAGTATTTAATTCAAATAAAACCGCCTTTAACTGAAAAGCATATTTTAAAAACACATAAAATTTTAATGAAAAGTCTTAACTCAAGAATTGCTGGTAATTTTAGAGAAGTACCTGTAGGCATTTATTCAGGAGGAGTTTGTAAAAGGCATTGTCCAGAATCAACAAAAGTTCCAAAATTATTAGAAAGGCATTTAGAAGCAGTAAACTCGCAAGCCCATAGAGAAGGAGGAAATGCAGGAAAAACTGTTGTAGCTATGCAATTACATGTTGATTTTGAAATCATACACCCATTTGAAGATGGAAATGGCAGAGTTGGGAGATTAATATGGACTTGGTTAAGAAAACAAATGGGTCTGCCTGTTTTGATTATATATAATAAAAATAAACAAGAATATTATAAATTATTTAAGTAAATATATGCCAAAAGATGTTTTAAAAAGCAAATCAAAAGTAGAAAAATCTGGATTTTTTAGAAAAAATATTTACGAATTTTTAGAAAAAGAGGGGTTAGAAGTAACTGAAAAAAGACATAAAAAATTAAAAAAATTATTGGTAGCTTATGCAGATAATCAGGCACAGATTTATAAAAATCAGATTATAGATATGACAGAGGCAAGAAGGAGAAAACAAGAAAGAAAACAAAAAGCCAGTAATCCAAGAAAAATAGGAAAAAATTATTCTGTAAAAAATCCTATTAAACCAAAAGCAGAAGTGTCTAGAAAAGAGTATCTTCCAGAAGTATAGATTAAAATAATGAAACAAAACTATGTGGGTCAAAACCTTAGAAGAATTTAAAAAAATTAATTTAGAAAAAGTGATTGCTGTGGATACTGAAACTACTGATTTAAACCCAAGAAAAGCTGAGTTAGAAGGAATAGGTTGGGGGGATAGCCAAGGACAGTATTATGTAGATTGGGCTACCTGTGATTTTAGAGAGGAAGTGATAAAAGAATTTAAAAAGCTCTTTAAAGAAAAGGAAATAATTTTTCATAATGCAAAGTTTGATATAAAAATTTTTAAAGAAATTTTAAATATAAATTTTCCTTTATTTTTACACGATACAATGATTATGAGTTGGTTGTTGAATGAGAATAGAAGTCATGGTTTGAAAGAATTGACAAGTAGTATTTTAAAAAGAAAAGCCGTTACTTATGAGGAAGTTCCTAAAGAAGTTACTTTATTTGAAGATGTAGAAAAATTAAAAAAGGCTATGGCAAAATATTGTTGTGGAGATGTTAAGAATACTTATGATTTATTTCAGAAATTCATGCCTTTACTAAAAGAAGAAAAATTAGATTATTGTTATAATAATATAGAAATTCCTTTGGTTAAGGTATTAACAAAAATGGAATTAAAAGGCGTAGTAATAGATATTGGAAAATTAAAAACATTGGCAAAAAAAGCAAAAGCAGTTTTATTAGAAAAAGAATCATTAATATATAGTTTAGTGGGAGAACAAAAGTTTAATATTCGTTCAAGTAAACAATTAAGAGAATTAATTTTTGATAAATTAAGAGTAAAACCACTAAAAGTAACACCTGCGGGAGTTCCCTCAACTGACCATGAAAGTTTAAAAGCATTGGCAAAAACAAATAAAGAAGTTGATGCTATATTGGATTTTAGAGAATTTGATAAGTTAAATGGAACATACTTGGAAGGATTACAAGAGAAGGCGGAAAATGGAATTTTATATACTGATTTTTTACAACATAGAACTCGTAGCGGAAGATTGGCAAGTGCTAATCCTAATCTTCAGAATATTCCTGTAAGAAGTGATGAATTTGATGTTAGACAAGCATTTGTGCCGAGAGATGGCTATAAATTTATTATAGCTGATTATTCTCAAATAGAATTAAGAGTAGTTGCTTATTTTTCTCAAGAGCCTTCTATGATTGAAACTTTTAAAAATAATGGGGATATCCACCAATTAACAGCAAGTATGGTTGGGTGTTCAAGAAGCCATGCAAAGAATATAAATTTTGGAATGATTTACGGATTAGGACCAAAGAATTTAGCAAAAGATTTAGGGATTTCAGTAGAGCAAGGAAAAAGATACATGGATACTTTTTTTGGAAAGTATAGTAGATTAAACTCTTATATTTCAGAAGTTCAAACAATTGGATATTTTAGAGGATACGCTTTGACATTAGCTAATAGAAAAAGAAGATTTAAGATAGTTAAAAATATGACAAAAGGAGAAACAGAGGCAATAAAAAGGCGTTTAATAAATACAACTATTCAGGGGAGTGCCGCAGATTTAATGAAAATAGCAATGGTTAGAATAGATAGAAGATTGAAAAAATATGATGCTGATATGTTAATTCAGATACATGATGAAGTGGTTGTTGAATGTAAAAAAGACCAAATAGAGGAAGTTTCAAAAGAAATAAAAGAAGGAATGGAGGAAGCAGTTACCTTTAATATTCCGATACCTGTTGACTTAAAAGTAGCAGGATGTTGGATAAAATAAAATGATAGGAAGTTTTATAACAGGTTTGATAGTAGGAGGAATTTTTACCTTACTTGGATTCTCAATTCCGGCTCCTAATAATATAGCGGGGATTCTTGGAATAGTGGGAATTTTTATTGGAATGTTGTTAGTAAATATTTTAAAAAAATATGTTTAGATATAAAACAATACCAATTTCACCAATTACTTTTGCAAATATTTTGCGAGGGGGAACTTTTGAAGTACATAATGGGGATTTACCAAAAGATTTTAAAGTAGTAAATACTTATTTGGACTATTCTAGTAATTGTTTTAAAATAGTAATTGAAAGCAAAGAATTTCCAGAAGTATTAGAAGGAGCCGGAATTCCAAGTTTTGAAGGAGAAGTTTTGATAAAAAAAATTAATTAACTAATATATAAGGGAGAAGAAATTTCTCCTTTACATTCTGTTTGTATGATTCAAGATTCAATAAAAGAGATTTTTCAATATATAGGTGAAGACCCAAATCGTGAAGGATTGAAAGATACTCCTAATAGAGTGGCTAAAATGTATAAGGAAATATTTAGAGGATATGATAAAACCCAAAAACCAAAAATAACTACTTTTAATAATGGAAAGGATGGAATAGTTTATGACCAGATGATTATTGATACAGGAGATTTTTATAGCCATTGTGAACATCATATGGTTCCTTTTTTTGGTAATTATTATTTTGCATATATTCCTAAAAAAGATGGTAAAATTTTAGGATTAAGTAAGGTAGCCAGAATAGTAGATTTCTATTCTGCTAGACTACAAGTTCAAGAAAGGCTGGTTCAGGATATAGTTAATGAATTATGGGGAGCAGTAGAACCTGCAGGAATGGCATTAGTAATGGAAGGAGAGCATTTATGTAAAACAATGCGTGGTGCTAAGAAAAAAGGAAGAATGGTTACCAGTGAATTGAGAGGAAATTTTAGAGAAGACCATAAAACAAGAGAAGAATTTTATAAATTAATTTCTTTATAATTATGAGTAAAAAAGTGAAAAAAATGGAATTTGGAGAAGTTAGGTGGGGTACTACTGAAACTTCAAAAAAGGATAATATAGTTTTAGTTGTTGTTACTAATTTTGAGGCTTATCATTTTTGGAAAAAAGCACCTAAAGAAGTGAAATTTTTAAGAAACCCACATAGACATATTTTTGGTGTTAGATTGTTTATTGAAGTTTCTGAGAAAGATAGAGAATTAGAGTTTTTTATGGTTCAGAGAGTTTTAAAAAAATTCTGTGATAGAAACTATAAAGGAAAAACTTTTTCAAAGAGTTGTGAAATGATAGCTTCAGAAATAAAAAAGTATATAAATAGAAAATATAAAAAGTGTTGCTCTGTTGCTGTTTATGAGGATAAAGAGAATGGAGCAATAGTATCTTAATATGATTTATTATCTACCTTTAGAACACTTAGATAAAAGATATACAGCATTAATGGATAAGCAATTAATGCGAGAATTTAAAAAACAAGCAAAGCCATTTAAAAAAGTAGATGGAGAACTCTTGACAACTTCTATAGAAACAGGTGCTTTTTTAGATAGTGAAGGAACAAATTATTTTAAGTTTTCTCAATTACAGAAAGTGTGTGAATTATTTAAAAAAGGAAAAATAAAAGATGGAGATATCTTTTTTGTAAGTGATTTATGGTTTCCTGGTATTGAATCTATAAAATATATGGCGTATTTTAGAGGAATTACTGTGAAAATAAAAGGATTTTTACACGCAGGTAGTTTTACGGAGACTGATTTTGTCAGAGGAATAGAGGATTGGGCTAAATGGATAGAAAAAGGCTGGATACAGAGCTTTGACACGGTTTTCTTAGGTAGTGAGCATATTAAGCGAGAATTGATAGAAAAAGGCAGAATCATTGATTTTAAGCGTTTGAAGGTAACTGGATTGCCTTTTAATACTGAAGATTTATATAAAGTAGTAAAACCTTTACCCTGGAAGTTTAAAGAAGATATAGTAGTTTTTGCAGGAAGGTTAGATGATGAGAAACAGCCATGGCAATTTGATTATGTAGAAAGGAGATTTAAAGAAAAATATCCTGAAGAAAAGGTAAGATTTGTTAAGACTATGGACTTAAAACTTTCAAAGAAAGAATATTTGAAATTTTTGAGAAAGAGTAAAGTATTTTTCAGTTCAGCTTTGCAGGAAAATTTTGGGTATTCTGCTTTAGAGTCAGCTTCTTATAATTGTGGTTTAGTGTTGCCTAACAAGTTGGCATATCCAGAATTTTATAGTAGCTCTTGTTTATATATAGATTTAGAACAAGCAGTAGATATGATTTATAAAAAGTTGAAGAAAGATACGAATACTTTTAAATTTGTTATTAAGCATAATCAAAATATTAGTAAAATTGTGAAATTAATATGAAAATTTATTTAGCAGGAATGGAACAAAAAGAAACTGTTGATATTGTAAAAACTGGAGTAATAACTAATGCTTTTATTAGCTATTACTATGAAAGAAAGCACAAGCCGAGCTTAATGCCTTTTTTCAGAAAGAAGATTAAAAATATAATTGTAGATAGTGGGGCGCATACTTTTTTCAGTGAGTTAACAGATTCAGGACTCTCCGTATCTGTTCATAAAAAGAAAACTAAAACGAGAGAAACACCAGATGAGTATTTTGAATTATATAAGAAGTGGCTTATGAAAAATGTTGATTTTTTTGATTATTTTGTAGAATTAGATATAGGGGAAATAACTGGGCAAAAAAAAGTTTTAGAGTGGAGGGAAGAATTGAAAAATCTTGGTCTTTATAAAAAATGTATAACTGTTTATCATCCTTATATAATGACTTGGGCGGATTATATAGCCACTCTTGAGGATAGCCAAAGTAAATTTGTAGCATTAGAGGGGGATAGACCTATGTTGAGAAAAAGGTTGCCTTATATGAAATTAATCAAAGAAGGTTATGATAGAAAGATAAAAATACATGGATTTGCTATGACAAAAAGTGATGTTTATTATGTTTATCCTTTTTATAGTGTTGATAGTACTTCTTGGAAAGCAGGTGTTCAGTATGGGATAGGAAAGGTGATGACAGAAAAAGGAAAAATAAAAAATATTAGATTTAAAGAAAAAAATAAATGTTTAACAGTTAAGGGGGGAAATATTAATTTACATAATACAAATTTAGCAGTCGCCAGATTTCATAGATATATGCTTTCTGTTAAAGCCTATCAAAAACTAGAAAAAGAGATAACTAAAATCTGGAAACAAAGAAAAATTATATGGAGCTAAAAGTAAATACTAAAAAAATAAAAATAGAGGAGTTAAAACCTAACAAATGGAATCCAAAATTAAAGATAGAAGAAGACCCTGATGTTCAACAACAATATGAAGAAGTTGTCAAGTCAATTAAAACTTTTGGTTTAGTAGACCCTATTATGGTTAGGAGTGAAAATGAAAAGGGTGAAAAATTAGGATATTATGAAATTATAAATGGCTATCATAGATTTTTAGCTTGTCAGGAGTTAAAAATGAAAGAAGTTATTATTAATGATTTAGGCAAAATAAGTGATTTAGATGCTAGAAAATTAACTATTGTTACTGAAGAAGTTAAAATACCTATTGACCAAGTTAAATTAAGCGAATTATTAAAAGAGATGTCTGATGGAATAGATATTGAAAAATTAGTTGATGGTTTGCCTTATTCAAAAGAGTTGATTGAGAGTAAAATAGAATTATTGGATTTTGATTGGGATAAAATGAATGAAGGAGAACCTCCTAATGCTGGAGATGGATTTCCTACAGAAGAACCTCCAGCAGAAAAAATATTAACTTTAATTTTTGATAATAAAGAGGATAAGGTATTAGTAGAGGAATTTTTAGAATTAATAAAGAAACAAGAAGGAGCATCAAATCCTATTGCTGGGTTACTCTCCTTTATAAAGAAGTATGGCAAAAGCAGAAATACAAAAGAAAAATAATGAAGTTGTAGAGAAGAAAGATTCTGGTTTAACTTTAGATTGGAAAAAATTACAGTTACAATATTTTTTAAGTGATTTAAAATCAGCCAGACAATTTTTAAAACAAGAAGCAGGATTTACACAGAAACAATTAGAAAATGGTAATGTTATTAAAATCATAGAAAATTGGAAAATAGAAAAGAAAGAATGGGAACAAGATGCTTTAAACAGGACTATTCAGAATTTGAGTGAAAGCAGAACAATAGAATTAAAAGATTATATAACTGAGGAAGGAGCAGTAGTTAAACAGTTATTAAATATGGCAAAAATAGCCATGAATAATCTTGTTAAAAAAGGTAAATTAAAAGGAAAAGATGTTTTAGAATTAAAAAATACTAAAGGATTTAAACAAGTTACAGATGCTACTATTGCTATTATGAAATATAGTAGAGAAAGATTGGGCATTCCTTTTGAAAAGGAAGAAGAAAGATTAAAAAATTCAGTTAATTTTAATTTTGATTTAATTAATTTAGATGGTTTTGATGCTGATAAAGTCATAAACTTCTATAAAAAGAAAAGAAATGCAGGACAGATTAACACAACAAAAGTTAATGGAAGAGATATTGATGGAATATCAAATACTATTGAAAGTGAGGGAGAAATACAAGAATAATACAAAAGAAATTTATGAAGAACCTCCTGTTGGAATAAGAGAATTTCTTGAAACTCCAATATACTGTCCTTCACCAAATCAGATAAGACCAGCAGTTAAAAATATTTTAATAGAGTTCTTTGAAAATAATTACAAAGAAGCATTAGTTATAGCAGGTATTGGTTCAGGAAAATCATTTTTGACAAGTAAGGCAATTGAATATATTACTTATCAATTGTTATGTTTTAAAAATCCACAAAAAGTATTTAATCTTTCTGATGATAGTTCTATTTATATAATTAATGTTTCTATAAATAGAGAACAAGCAAAAAAAGTTGTATTTGGAGAAATAAAAAATAGAATTGACCAAAGTCCTTGGTTTCACCATTTTCATAAACCAAGTGATAAAATAAAATCAGAGTTGAGATTTGATAAAAATATTTCTATTTTTCCTTTAGGGAGTAATGAAACCGCACCTTTAGGGTACAATATTTTTTCAGGAATAATTGATGAAGCTTCTTTTCATGTAAGAACAAAAACAAAAGATTATGCAGAAGCTAGTTATAACCAGATGGCAAAGCGTATAAAAAGTCGTTTTATGGACAAAGGAAAATTGTTTATTATAACTTCACCGAGATTTGTATATGACTTTGCAGAAAAGAAATTTGAAGAAGATAAAAATCCAAGATTATTAAAAAAGAGAATTCCAGTTTGGGAAGCTATTCCAAAAGAACAATATTGTGGAAGAACTTTTGATTTAGGAGAATTTTTCCCAGAATTTAAAGGTAAGCAAATCCCTATTGAGTATTATAATGATTTTAGGAAAAATCCAGATTTATCTATGAGAGATTTAGGAGCTGTTCCAAGTCTTGCTTTACAAGGGTTCTTTAAAGATTCTTCTGTTCTTGCTAGGAATATTAATAAAAATAGGAAAACTCCTGTATTGCCGAATGGACGATTAGCAGATTGGTTTAAAGCACAAGATAAAGAAGAAAGATTTATCCATATTGACCTTGCTTTAGGAAAAGAAGATGGAGATGTAGCAGGATTTGCTATGGGAAAATTTAATGGATGGCTTGAGATTACAAATGAAGCCACTGGAAAAATAGAAAGACGACCTAAAATATATATTGATTTAATGAGAACTTTTGAAGCGTTACCGGGAAAAGAAATTGAATTTGGAAATATCAGAGAATTTATTTATGGATTGCAAAAAAGAGGATTTAATATTAAAAAAGTTAGTGCTGATTCTTGGCAGAGTAAAGATACTTTACAGATATTACATAATGCAGGACTTTCAACAATGACTTTATCAGTAGATAGGAATATAGAAGCGTACACTTATATGAAAGAAGGAATTTTAGAGAATAGAATGGACTATTATTTATACCCAAAATTTATAAAAGAATGTCGTTATTTAGAATTAATTGATGGAAAAAAAGTAGACCACCCTTTGAATGGCTGTTTTACAGAAGAAACAAGAGTTGCTTTAGTAGACGGAACAAATCCTACTTTTAAAGAATTATCTAAAAGAAAAGAAGATTTCTATGTATACTCTATTGGAGAAGATGGATTATGTATAGAAAAAGCAAGAAATGCCAGAGTTACTAAAAAAGCAAAAGAGTTAGTAGAATTAACATTAGATAATTTTCAAGTAATAAGATGTACACCAGAACATTTATTTATGACTTTACAAGGCGATTGGGTTCAAGCTAAAAACATAACTCCAGATATTTCTATAATGCCTTTATATAGAGCAAGAATATATAAAGGAGTTAATTCTGATTATGAGAGAGTTTGGTGTCCTATTAGAAATAAAAGAATATTAACACATCATTTATCTGTTGGAGGTTGCCCAAGAGGTTATGTAGTACATCATAAAAATAGAATAAAGTGGGATAATTCTCCTGAGAATCTTGAAATAATGGGAATTAAAAAACATTATAAACTACATGCCCAAGAGTTATGGAAAGTAAAAGAAAGCAAAATGAGGGAAGGACACTTGAAATATAGACAGAATAAAGAAGCACAAAAAAAACACTCAGAAAGAATGAAAGAAAAGTGGGCTAATGGAGATTATGGAGAAAGAAGAAAAGAATGTTCTATTGAAGGGTGTAAGAGAATATCTAATGCAAGAGGTTTATGTGATTTACATTATCAAAGAGCAAGGAGAGCTAAAATAATTCAAAATAGGAGTTCTAAACAAAAAAACCATAAAGTGATTTTTGTAAAAAAAGTAAAAAGTAATGAAGATGTTTATGATTTAACCGTACCTAAGACAGGAAATTTTGCATTAGCAAGCGGAGTATTTGTACATAATTCAAAAGATGTAGCTGATGCTGTGGCTGGCGTATGTTGGCATTGTAATAAATCAGTAGGAGGATTAGGAATAATTATAGCAGGAGGACAAGCAGGAACACATACTCCAGAGGAAAATACTGTATTAAAAAAATAGATTTTTTAAAGAGGAAGGTAATTTTTGGAATTATTTTCGCAAGGGGATACTTCTGAGAATTGCCCCTCACTTTAAATAATTTATTAAATATGTTTAAAAAGAAAGAGAAAGAAATAAAAATAGTAAATGATTATCCGCCTAAAAAGATTTACAAAAAAGCACAAAAATTATTTGGGAAAGCTTTTGTAGATTTTGATAAAGGGGTAGTATTTGCAATAGACCATACTATTTATTGTAGAAAAATGACAGATGACTTATATGTTCATGAATCTACTCATGTAGAACAACAGGAAAGAGTTGGCTGGAAAAAATGGTGGAAAATGTTTTTTAAAGATGAGAAATTTAGGTATAATCAAGAATTAGAAGCATATAGAAAACAATACAAATATATAAAAGAAAATATAAAAGATAGAAATACTCAAGTTAAGTATTTAAACTTTTTTGCCCAAGTTTTAAGTAGTCCTTTATATGGGAGTATAATTACTTTTGAAGAAACAAAAAAACAGATTAGAAATAATAAACAATAACTTTAATTCTATGGCAGATGAAAAAAAATCATTATTAAGCAAAATAGTATTTAATTTTGCAAAAAAAGACATAGAGAAAATAGTTAAAGAGGAATTAGATAATGCAAAGAATAAATGGGCTAAGGAACAAGCAGAGGAATTAATAAATAAAAAATACTCATTAGGTAGGATTTCAGATTATACTTCTACTAGCACTAAAAAGAATTTTAAAGCCGCAGAAACTTCTTCAAATAAACAATGGGAGTTGCTTTATAATATTTATTCAGAAGCACCAGGCTCTCCTCAATCAGCAGATAGAATTAGAAGTGCTGTTACAGGAGCAGGTTATATATTACAGCCAGTTCCAGGGAAAGATAAAAATGAGGAAAATCTCAAAACTTTAATAGAATTTTTTGACAATCCAAATCCAGAAGCAACTATTGAGGGATTAGTTCAGAGCATAGTAACTAATTATTATGCCGTAGGTAACTCTTATATAGAAAAAGTATATGATAGTCCTAGGGATGATGATAATAAAAAATTAGCAGAAATTTATACTTTACCTAGTGCAGATATGACTATTTTAGTAGATGTTGAAAAAAGAAAAGCAGGAGTAAATATTCCTTTAGGATATGAATTAAAAGTTCCTTTTGCTCAAGGAACAACACCTGAAAAAAGAAAGATTATTTATGAAATGGATGAGATAGTTCACTTTAGACGACCAGACCCAAAAGGCGGATTATACGGACAGCCTTTGTTTGAAGATAATCAATCTGTAATGCAGTTGATTCTTCAAGCATTAATTTATAATATTAAGACTTTTGAGAATTCAGGAAAGCCACCATTGAAGATTAGACTTCCAGAAGGAACAAGTATGACAGAAGCATTAGAATATAGTCATTTCTTTGAAAAGAATTTTCAAGGAACGCAGAATGCGGGAAAAGCATTAATCTTATATAATAATGCAAATGCCGAAGCGTTAGGGTTGACTCCACAAGATATGGAGTATCTAAAATTATTAGGATTTGGATTAAAACAAGTAACAGGCATGTATGGAGTTCCTATGATTATGATTAGCCAACCAGAAGGAAGCAATAGAGCTACAAGTTATGAAGAAACAAAGAGCTTTTATCAGAGGGTAGTAAAACCTTTAAGAAAATATGTTTCTGATAAAATTACTAAAGAAATTATAGTAGAAGAATTCGGGATTGATGACTGGAGATTAGACTTTCAAGATATTGACCTTGAAGATAGTTCAAAAAGAGTAGAAGAAGCCAGCAAATCATTTATGTATGGAACTAGAAACTGGAATGAAGCCAGAAAGAGAATGGGACTTACTCCAGGAACAGAGCCTTGGATGGATGAATTCTATGTTGTCCATAATGGTATTGCTACTCCATTAAAAGATTTTGGAACGGGAAAAGCTAAAACTCAAACAGATAGAATGAAAGACAAAGATACAAAAAAGTCTGCCGAAGTTGAAAAAGTAGAAACAAAAAGTGAAGCTGAAGATTCAGCAAAGAAAGAAAATGAATTAATGAATAAAGGAGAGATTATAGACCCAGAAAGAAGTCAGTTGCATAAGATTCATATAGAACAGCATAAAAAAGTATTCTTTACAATGAAAGATAAATACAAAGCAAGTTTAAGACTCCATGTTTATGCTCATGAAGATATGTTAAGAGAGCAAGATGATACAGGAAGTTATGGAAGGATAAGCGGAGAGAAGAAACCTAAAAAATAATTCTATGTATTACTCAAAAAACTACATAAAAAAACAAGTAAGGATTTTTGAGCAAATAGGCGGTTCAGTGTTCTATACAAAGGATTATTTAAAGAGATTTTTAAGATTAGAAGGAAAAATGGCAATAGATGTTTCAGATAAATTTTTTGAAGGACAGTTAGATAGATTTCCTTTTGGAATAATCAGGAATTTTTTACAAGTATTTCCAAAATTGGAAAGAAAGACTAGATATTCAATAGAGAAAGATTTTTTACTTCGTGAATTAGATGCTGAAGGCTACTTGACAGCTCCTTTAGAAAATGAGATTGATTTATTCTATGAATATTATGAAGATGGTTTTGAAATTGGTGGTGAAACTGCTCTAGCAGATATAAAAAGTTCTTTTTCAAAAGGAAATACTGTTATGCAAGGTATAGGGAAAGATATGGGAATAAGTTTTACGCTAACCGACCCAGTTGTCAGAAGTAGATTAAAATGGGAAGCAGGAAGAAGAATAGCAGGAATTAATGATACTACTAGAAAACTGATAATTAATGCTTTAATTCTCGGCTATGATAATGGAGAGGGATATGATGGAATGAAAAATGAAGTAAAAAAATTATTTGCAAAATGGAAAGTTCCGCCTTCAGGTCAAACCTTTACAAATAAAAGAGCAGAAATGATAGCTAGAACAGAATTAGGAGAGGCTGTTTCTTGGTCAAGGAATTTAAGCTATGAGAAAAGAGATGTAAGAAGAAAATCTTGGCTTTCAGAACCGAATGCTTGTGAAGTATGCGTTTTAGCGTCAAATGATGGCGTTATAAGTTTTAATTCATCTTTTAGTAATGGGTTTTATAGTCCGTTAGCTCACCCAAATTGTCGGTGTGCTTTACTGCCAGAAGTAGAGCTTCAAGATTATTTACAAGGCTACACATGGCACGGAGAAGCGGAGAATGAACCTCATACACAATCTTAATATGCCAACAGCATCACCATCACCACCTCTGTATTTTGGGGGTGGAGGATTAACAATAACAAATCCACGAAGACATGCTAAATTAACTGCTGGTAAAATAGATGGGGCAAGAGGATTAGGTAATGTATCTTCAATGACAGGATATTTTCCTTACCAACAAGAACAAGAAAGTGAAGAACAAAAAATTCTCCATGATTTTCAAAGAGTTATGGAGATAAAAAGAGAGGTTGAGAAATTAAAAATAGTGGCGGAAAAGAAAAAGGTTGCTTTACAAGATTTATTAGAAGCCTTTATTTCAGAGGAAGATTTAAAGCTGTATGAAAAAAGGAAGGAAATAGAAAAAATAGCGTTAGCTATTTTAAGTAAACAAGCAGAAGAAGACAAGATAAAAAAAGAAAAAGAAAGAAATTGGGTAAATCTTCATAATCATACACAACCTTTAATCAGCCGACTTTCTACTTCTGCACCTAAAAAAATAGAAGAAGGGGGTACTACTGCTGGTAATAAAAATTTAATTTATCAATTCATGGTTGAGCAGAGAGCAAATGCTCATCTATGTTAAGTAAATAATATATGAGTGAAGAAAAACAAATAACAGCGAAAGATGTTAAAAAATTACTAATTGGCTTAGACCCAATCACCCGTAAAAATTTGTTAAGCCGTTCCCAAAAAATGACCTTTGAAGGGCAGTATCAATTTGTTCAGAATTATTTAAGGTCAAAAGGACTTGATTCAAAAGAAGGGATGGAGGCTTATCAAAAATCAAGAAAAAATGGGTGTAAGGGTTGTAGCGACAAGAAATAATATGCCTATATATAATGTAAAGTGTGAAAAATGCGGAGATTTTCAAGAAATGTATTTTGGTTCTAGTGTAGATGGGGCAAAAGTAAAAATTCTTTGTAAATGTGGACATACTGTTGGAAAATGTATTCCAACACCAATAAATAATGCTAATTTTTCAAAAGGAAGTAGTAAAAGAAGTTTGAAGACACGGACAGGAGTAGGAGAAATTCAATTCAAAAGAGGAGCAAAAAAGAAAATAGAAGAAGCAAATAAAGAATAAATTTATGAAGATACTAACTTTTTCAGGAATTTGGTGCCATCAATGTCGTATGATGCGTCCAATAATAAAAGCAATTAAAACTGAAAATCCTTCTTTGCCTTTTATTGATACTCCTTTTGATGATAATCCTAAATTAGTAGAAAAATATAAAATAGATATTGTGCCAACCATTTTAATAATTGATGAAGATGAGAAAGAGATAGATAGATTAGAAGGTCTTCAACATAAAACTCTTGTATTAGATTTATTAACTAAATATTTTGATTTATGAGTAATGTTTATGCTTTAGGGTGTTTACCTGACCCAGAAGATACAAATGATTTACTTTTAAGCAATTATTACACCCAAAAGAAACTGCCAAAAGCAGTAAATTGGTTTGATATGACTATACCAGTATTAGACCAAGGGAATGACCCAGCTTGTGTGGGTTATTCAGGAGTAAGTATGAAAAGAGAACATGAGAAAAAAGAAGAAGGGAAAATCTTAAATTTTTCAGGATTAGATTTGTATAGTGAATGTAAAAAAATAGATGGACACCCAAATAAATCAGGAACTTATGTTAGAATGGTGATGAAAGTTTTACAAAAACAAGGAGTAAAAGATGATGAAGGAAAAGCCTATAAAATAGGAGCTTATACAAGAATAAATAATTTAGATGAATTGAAGTATGCAATTATGGCAAATGGATTTGCATTAATGGGAGTTAGTGTTTTTCCAAGTTTTTACAAACCTGTAAATGGAGTAGTAGATTTAATTGAAGGAGAGTACTTTAAAGGCGGTCATTGTGTATTAGTAGGTGCTTATGATGATGATATAGAAAAAGTAGTAATTAAAAATAGTTGGGGAGTAGATTGGGGAATTGGCGGTTTTGGATATTTAACTTATAAATATATTCAAAAAGCTATGCAATCAACTTGGACTGCTATTGATGTAGATAATGATAAGTTAGTTTCCTCTAATTTAATTAATATAACTTCTTTAAGGAAGGATTTAGAAAATTTAAAAATTAATAATTAAAAATTTATGCAACCACAACCACAAGGAAAACAAATTCCAATTAAACAGGAACATAAGATAAAACTTATTGTTTCAAAAGATTACAAAAAATACGAGGAGGAAAATAATGAATTTATGGCAACTGTCGGTCCAAAAAGAACTGTAAAAAATGTTACTACTATGTTGAATCAGAAAACAGGAGAGTATGTAAGTATTATTCATTATTCAGATTTATTTCCTTATACCAAAGAGGAATGGGTGAAGAATCTTAAAATTCAAGATGAATTTGCAAAACCTTTTAAAGAAATAAATAATGTAATGCCTGAAGGAATGAAGGTAGAGGATTTAGGCAAATAACTTTATGGCGGAAGTAAAAGATTTATCAAATTTAGGAAAAAATAAAGATGGAAAAAAATTGGATTTGAAACTTCCTGCTGTTGATAACCCTAAGCGTCCTTTGACTTTACAAGAATTTGTTAGTTATTCTGTTCATAATTTTGACCAAGTAGCAAAAAAACTTTTAGAAATTACTACTACTTTAAAAAACCATCAAGAATTTTTATTAGGACAGAATGGTGTTAATCAAGTTTATGAGCAAAGACTAAAATCTATTGAGAAAATTCTTGATGTTTGGATGAAAGAAATTAAAAAATTTGAAAAAAATGAATTGGCAAAAACTAAAAAAGAACCAGTGGGGACAGATGGTAAAGGTAGTAGATGAATTGTTCCCAAAAGGGGTAAACAAGGAGAGAGGAAAAGCAATAGTCTTACTGGCTAAAATTCTTATTATTTTAAAATTAAAAAGATAATATGAAATTACTTTTATATGGCGACTAAGTGAAGACTACCACAGGTTATATACATTTACTTTTAAAACCAAAAGACCCTTTGTTTTGTATGACTGGAAAAACTGGTTATGTATTTGAGCATAGATATTTAGTAGCGAAAAAGTTAGGAAGACCTTTGAAAGAATATGAGATTATTCATCATATAAATGGAAAAAAAGACGATAATAGAATGGTAAATTTAGAATTAATAGGAGGTAAAAAAGCACAAATAAAACATAATATAATTACAAAACAACAAAAAACAATAGAGAAATTAAAAAAGAAATTAGAAAAATATGAATAAAAAAATTAAACTATTGCTTTATGGTGATTATTTTAGAAAACCTTCTGGGTTTGGAAGAGAATTCAGAGATTTAATACCTCATTTGAAAGCTAAAGGGTATGATATAAGACAAGTAGCTTTAGGTTTTAATGGTTTTCCAGAAGACCCAGAAATAAAAATTTATCCTGGCAAATTTTATAATTTAAAAGAACATTGGGCAAGGGAAATGCTTGAATTTGCTATGGAGGATTTTGACCCTGATATAGTTTTAACTTTGCATGATTATTATGCTTTGCCAAAAATAGCTTTTGCTATGGCTTATCCTAAGAAAGCAAAATGGGTTCATTGGGGAGTATTAGATGGAACACCTCTTGGGTTTGGCTGTAAAGAACCTTTGAAATGGGTAGATTATAATTTATATCATAGTAATTTTGCCAAACAAGAAATAGAAAGAGTCTTATCAGGAATAAAAGGAGAAGTTTTTTATCCTGCTACTAATCCAAAAGTATTTTATGAAATGGATAAAAAACAATTAAAGAAAGATTTTGGATGTGAAAATAATTTTATTGTTTCTACTTTAGCAAGAAATCAAACAAGAAAGAATTTACCTGCTTTAATTAAGTCAATGAAAGAGGTAAGAAAAGCAATTCCTAATGCTATTTTACTTCTTGGATTAACTCAAGGAGTAACTATAACTCCTGAAGGAGATAGGGAAGGGCATGAGATTCAGTATTTAATAGATTATTTTGGAACTAATGAATATATAGTCATGCCACAAGAAAAAGATAGCAAAGGAGCATTATCTGATAAGACAATTCGTGAGATTTATAATTTAGGAGATATATTCTGTTTGCCTTCTATGGGAGAGGGATTTGGAATGATTTTTCATGAAAGTTTAGCTTGTGGAGTTCCAGTAATAGGTACTGATTGTTCTGCTGTTCCTGAAACAATAGGAAAATATGGTTGGTTAATGAAACCTGATGCTTACTTTCATAGTTCAGATGGAGTTAGCCAAGCTATCGTGAATCCAAAAACTATATCAAAAGAAATAATAACTGCTGGGGCTTTAGACAAAAAGGTATTGAAAGAAATCGCAAAGAAAGGAAAAAAATATGTAAATCAATTTACTCCAGTAAATCAGGCAAATAAATTAGATATTATTTTAAAGAGAGTATTGAATAAAGATTATAAATCTTTAATGAGAAAATAGTATGTATAATCAAGTAAAAAGAGCAATATTTAAAAAAGCACAAGAAGCAATAGCAGAAGAACCAATTAGTATTCCTATTGATATGGTTAGTATTATTGTTCCAATTTACAATAAAAAGAAATTTACTTTACAGATGTTAAAAGCTCTTTGGAAAAATACAGAATATTCATATGAATTAATTTTAATTGATAATAATTCTACTGATGGTTCAGAGGAAGCTATAAAAGAATTTGCAAATAATCAAGTAAGCAAAGGACAAAGATGGCATTATATAAAAAATTCAAATAATAAAGGATTTTCTATTGCTAATAATCAAGGAGCAAGAGTAGCAAAAGGAAAATATCTATG